TCTTTGGTAGTTCAAGAGCATTGCAAAAGCACTGAACAATGACATACCCTCATTCATAACTGACCGGGCGATAGCCAAGCCAGTGCCTGAGATGGTATGTACGTCAATATCGGACATGAACTCCACTTTTGCAGACATTTGCTGATACTCAAGGAAGGTAGTGAACTCCTCCTCAGGTAACCCTAGGGTGTCATTCAGAAGCGCATAGGCTCGCTGATGGATGAACTCACGACTAGCAAAGGCCGTGAGCATCGCCCTAATCTCATTGTTCTTAAACTTGGGTATATAATACTCAAGGTAGTTTGTCCCGACCGCAACGTCACTCTGCGTGAACAGCCGCAGAATCTGGGTAATGTGGTTCTTCTCGACTTCCGATAGAGCCCCTGACTTCCAGTGGTTAACATCTGTTTGTAACTCCAGTTCATCCTCAATCCAGTGGATACGCTCATGCTCTGTTGCATACGTTACTGCCCAAGGGTAACTAAAGGGTTTGTAGGTTACGTTACTCTCCAGTAATGACATTTAACTCTCCAGTTCTGTTTGGTTTTGATAGATTACATTCATCAGGTTGTTATTATGATAGATTAACCTATCTACCTCATCCTGTAAAGTCTGAAAGTGATCAAAGCAGTCATTTAGTATCCGCTTGTTAAACGGGTCACTGTCTTTAATCAGGCTCAGACGTTGTAGTAGGTTCGTTGTCTTCTCTTTCATTTTCATCCTCAAACTTGTACAGGTCATTTTCTTTATCTAACGCCATCTCTAGCAATCGAGTGAGGCCAACCTCGACTAAGAACCGTGTAGCCTCACGATCTGTTTCAATCTCTAGGTTGGCAGAGCCATCCTCATTCTCTTGCAAACGGGTCACTTGAATCATTCCGGGTTCCATATTTTCTCCTATCCCTGACAACTCACACAGACATCATCGTCTTCAAAGTCCTTAAGTGCATTGCGGTCTACTTTAGTCCCAACCTTCTCCGCTGTAACACCTGCAGTCGTGCGTAGATAATATAATCCCTTAAGCCCTTCCTTCCACGCCTTGAGATGCACCTGATTGACAATAGCCTTGTCTGTCCCAGATGGGAAGAATACGTTGACGCTTTGACCTTGGCATATAAACTCTTGCCTTTTTGCGGAGTGTTCCACAACCCACGTCTGATCAAGTTCAAACGCCGTCTTAAACGTATCTTTTTCATCTCCGTTGAGGAACTCCAAGTGCTGTACAGAGCCCTCGTTCTCAAGTATGCTCTGCCACACCTTCTTTGTATTATGCCCCTTCTCATCTAGAAGTTCCTCAAGGTACGGATTACGAACAGTATGGCTCCCGGCACGAGTACGATGCACAAAGCAGTTGCTAATACGTGGTTCAATGCTAGCAGAGCACCCACATAAGATACTAGAATTAGCGTTAGGAGCAATAGCCAACAGATGCATATTTCTAACACCATAACCCACTCCATCAGGACACTCACCACGCTCCACAGCGAGCGAGTAGGTTGCCTCGACAGCTTGGGCTTTGATGTCTTTGAAGATTGCATAGTTCTCACTCGCCGCTTGCCATGACTCCCACGCTATGCCTTTGCTTTGGAGGTATCCGTGGAACCCCATTGCTCCAAGGCCGACTGAGCGTTCTCTATAAGCTGAGTAGACAGCTTTTGATAGTTCTTCTGGTGCGTTGTCAATAAAGAATTGAAGGACGTTGTCCAAGAATCTGATAAGGTCTCCAACCATTCCGCTTGCTTTCCAGTCGTCGTATCTTTCGAGGTTGACTGAGGAGAGGCAACAGACTGCTGTACGCTCTTCACTTGTTGCGAGATGGATTTCGTTGCAGAGGTTACTGCCATTAATTGACAATCCAAGTTTTCTTTGAGCTTCTGGTAAGCCTCTTTTGGCTGTGTCGATAAAGTTAAGGTAAGGACTGCCAGTTCTGAAGCGAGCTTCAAGGATTCGTTGCCACAGCTTACGAGCTTTGACTGTATCTCTAACAATTCCTGTACTTGGGTCGATAAGGTTCCATTCTGCGTCATTAATTACATTCTCCATAAATTCATCAGTGATGTTCACTGCGTTAAAAAGATTAAAACATTTACGATTGATGTCACCACCAGTCGCTACTTTGAAGGAGACAAACTCCTCAATGTCAGGATGGCTTACGTCTAGGTACGCCGCGTAGCTTCCCTTCCGTGTCTTCCCCTGTTTGTACGCTGTCATCTGAGCGTCTACTACTTTCATGAATGGGATCGGGCCCGGAGCCTTGTCGCTGATCCCTCTCACGTCTGACCAGTGCCCACCCACACCTCCGCCCTTTACGGAAAGCCATGCTACTTCTCCATTATGTTCAATAAGGCTATCAAGATTGTCCCCCACGTAAGTAAGGAAACAGCTAATAGGTAAACCACTAACCTTTCCATTCGGTTCTGGGGCATTGCTGAGCACAGGGCTCGAAAACATAAACCACCCTTTGCTAGCGTAATCATAGATGCGCTGTGCAAGATCGAGGTCACCGCCACAATAGGCCACACTAGCACGAGCAAAAGCCTCCTGAGGGGAGTTCTCATGGTCGAGCATATAGTAATCCTGCATGAGCTTAGTAGCTTGGTCGCTGAGGCGATTATCTCTTTCATAATCAATCGTTATCCCTAGGTAGTTTGTCATTCACTTCTCCAGTATTTTTCTTGTGTAGTTGCCCTTGCAAAACCACAAGGGCGAACCCACTATTCTACCACAATTCTATGAGCTTGTCCAGATAGTGTTTAGCTTTTTGCAAGTCTAACTTACCACCTTTCTCCTGAAACCTCGCCATATACTTGATAACATTACCTAAAATAAATCCTTTAAACTGCTCCTCAGACATCCAACATTCCATTGCGTCCCAAGGCTGTATCTTCTTGGCAGTGTAATGATCACCACCAAGCTGATACTCACGAGCCATTTCACTCAGATCGCTCATTCTTCTTTCCTGTGTAAATACTGAACTCATCTAAATCAAACGAATACCCATAGTGACCCTCAAGACACTGTACGACATCTTCTAGGATTTCATTCCAAGTAACTTCATAATCATACTTGTTATCCAATGTGACAGTCTTACCACAGTTACGATATTCAAACGTCAGATACGCTTTGCCGTCTTCATCTTCAAAGACACTATCAAATCTACGACTCATCTTCTAAGTCCTCCAAAAAATAATCTAGTTTAGCTTCTACTTTATCGTTAAAACGGTCGACCAGTTCATCTGAGGTGATCTCAAGCACCTCAAGGACACTGATCTCGTCTTGTTGTTTCAAGCGGTCACACACGTCGGTAAATGTTAGCATACTTTCGCTTCCTTAAGAAGTTCAGTAACGGTCTCGACAGTGTAGTACCGAAAACCATTTTTGTTAGCCCATTCAGCCATTGTGAACTTAGTCCCATCATTTCGTCTCCGTGCTCTTGGCATTGGGGTGTCTGGGTGATAAAACACAAACACCAATTCTTCAAATATTAAACTCTTTCGTATGTCTACATACTTTCGTGCTTCTTCAGAGTCCCTGAAGCGACCCTTGGCCTCTATCAGGAAGTCTCCTATTGCAAAGTCAGGCTCGTATATTTTCTCCTGTGTGTAATGAACCAGACCTGTGTGGTATTCACACTTCTTAAGTGCACCTGTGTGTAACTCGTATTCAAACCAACTATCGTAGCCCTTAGGCGGCTTACCTTTCTTCTTGGCCACTATGGTTCTCCAAATATTGTACGGCTCGTTGGAGCCGCTGTAGGTTGTCTTTAAATTGGCCTAAGCCGCTGTTGCAGTTAAAGCAGAGCCAACCACGAAATGTCTCCGTATCGTGGCAGTGGTCTAAGACCCAACTCTGTAACTTCTGCTGTCCGTGCTTACTGACCTCGTCTAAGTGGCGAGAACATATTGGGCAAGTGTAGTCTTTATCTGGATATGGATGTTGAGCTTTTAGCTGTTTAACCAAAGCCGATTGATTTCTTGCACACGTTCTACATTTCCGTTTAATTTCCCCTGATGGCATATGCTGAAATTGATCAGTAGGCTGAAGGGTATTGCAGTCAATACATACAATCCCTTCACCGACTTCTGGCATTTCCAAATCAGGGAATAGGTCACCTGTCATAGCGGTTTTAACTGTAGCTCAGGAACCTTAGGCTCGTTGGCTACCTCTGTTAAAAATCTTACCCCAGTAGAGTACACAAAGCCTCTTAAGGATGGGTAACAATGGAGCTTGTAACCGCAGTACGAGCAACCCGTAGCGAGCTTTTTGTTTCCAGATTTCCCATCGTCCACGGGCTCGTGACAGAAGGACGGAGGTTCTGGAAGCTCCACCACCTTTTTTACGTGACGTACTCGCTCAGCAATATCGTAGTTAATCGCTGAGTACACAGGTGCCTTTGTGTCTGTCTCGTCATACTCAAGATAGCACAAGTGACCATTCTGCTTGTCAATCGCAATCCAACCATACTTGGTGTCGCCCTCAGAGTGGGCATATGCTTTTAACTGAGCAACGTAGCCAAAGGGGTCGTCATACGCAAGCGTAGCGTCCTTGAACTTCTTGAAGCCATAGCTTGAGGTTGACTTAACGTCAATCAACCGACCATCAACACGAGCGTCCATAGAGCCACGGACACCCTCGACCTCACAGGCTTTCTGTTGGTCTTCCACGGTGTGCCCTGCCATACGAGTCAAGAACAGAATAAGCTCCTCTGTCATATGCCCGTACATGAACTTGATGTAAGTATGCGGCTTGAGTTTCTCCTGAGTGTACTTGTTAGCAGAATACCAAAGCTGACGATCATCCTTACCAATGGCAGACAGTCTGAGCTTACGCCCATCACGCATACCTTGTGGCTTGAACTCTTTCTTCATGAGGTCTTTCATGGCCTCACCAAAGCGTTCAATCTCCGCATCAACGTCTACGTCCTTAGGAGTATTACGGTTCTCCATGAGTGCGTAGATGTCGTCTACCAGTGTGTAAATTGATTTATTCATCATCTTCTTCCATCATGCATTCGTTGATTACATTATGACCTAGAAGATTAGCCGCTACGTTGCAACGCTGAGATTGCCATACGTAGCGTTTTTCAAGTAAGCGCACAAAGTCCATCAGTTGTTGTACGTTATCAGTTCCTATCGTTAGCTCTGACAAACGCTCCTCAAAGTCTTCTACTGTAGATATCGTTTTACTCATCTTAATCTCCAATGTAAACCACTATTATATCACAAAAATGCTTAGGCATCAATGCGTCTCTGCCCAGTTGTTGCCCACTTTATACTCACCATCCAGAGGACACTTGAGGTCAAGCTGTACACCTGCGGCCTTGATGGACTCAACCATCAGCCAACCAACCTTGTCAGCCTGAGACTCAGGAGCCTCTAACTGGTATTCATCATGGATTGACCCCAAGAGCTTGTACGTCAGATTCCACTTAGGAGCATACTCTGTGAAGATTGCTAGAGCTTTCTTCATGACGACTGCCCCGGCAGACTGAAGGAGTGTATTCAGGGCAGAATGTTCACTTCTGATGTAAAGGCGTCGTCCATCCAGTCCTCTGAGGTAGCCCCGTTGAGAGGCGAGGGAGACTTTTTCTCTAAGCTCTGCAAGTGCGGGAGTATTGTCGAGAAAGCGCTGTCTAAGTCTCGCTCCAGTCCTCTGACTGCCATCCACAATAGAGCCGATTTTAGCGTCTCCTGCTCCGTATAAGAAGGCGTATATAAATGTTTTTGCCTGAGATCGTGTAGACAATCCTGCATTTCGCTGATTTGTTGTATGAATGTCTCCGTTAAGGATTTCATTAGTATACTCCTTGTCGTTCATGAATGATGCAAGCATTCGTAGCTCAAGACCACTAGCGTCCACACCGACTAGCTTGTGC